ATGCGCTGCGCCCTCGACCTCGAATCCCGCCTCGTTAAAACCGCTGAACTGTTCGCACCTGGTCGAACCGGTGCCGACGCTGTGACGTGGCTGCTCGATGACTATCCGCGACTGGTTGCCGAGGTTCGCGAACTTCGCCGGCGCGTCCACCAGATCGACCGCGAGGAAGCCGACTTTGATGCTCGCCTGGAAGCTCTCCAGAGCGCATGCCGGGATATTCTCGACCTCTGATTGCTAGCGGTTTGCGTCCTCGAGCTCGAGCACCAGGACGAAAATTGCTAGCACCTCTCTCGATGGGCCTGCTAGCATTTCCGCACCTGGTGCGATCGATCCAGGATCTAATTTGCTAGCAGGGAGAAACGACCATGATGCTGACCATCCGGGATGTTGATGAGTACCTGGTTCGCCAGGCCAAGATTGCAACCGGCAAGGGAACCGGTAGCCAGGCGTTCATCGCCGGTATCGAATTGATGGTCCGTCAGCGTGATCGCATCGAAGATTTGGAAGAGCAGGTGCGCAGCCTTCGTGAGCAAGTTGCCGTGTATCAGCGGACCTTGCGCGATGCCCATGCTGCTGCGGTTCAACTTGCCGAGGTTGCCGGCCAGGGCGACATGTTCCATCCGACCACTGACAACCCGCTTCGGCCCGGCTATCGCCGCTAGCAGTTTTCGTTCTGCAGCTGCTGCACCAGGTCGAATAGTGCTAGCAAAACGCGCCGCGGATCTCGCCCAGGATCTCGCTAGTTGCTAGCGTTTCGGTGGCCTCGACCTCTCGACCCTTGACCCCTCCCGTAGCCTTGCCCAGTCAAGGGGCAAACCGGAAGCCGCAGCGGCTTTTTCGCACGCTCCATCGCGAAAAAACGAACGGGTGAGGATTTGAGGCGCTCGCGCCGACCCTTGACCACACCTCCGCCCAACCACTCTTTGCCTGGGGTGAGGGGGAGAGCTTTATCCCCCCGCACCCCTGGCCTCGCCGAGAGTTCCCGAAGGGCCGCCGGAGGCGCTCTTGATCTTGCTTTTTGGCTTTACCGGCGCAGCCGGGTCCACCATCTCTAATGGTGGACTCTTGTCTAACGGTTAGACTTTTGCTCGTTTTCTAGCCAGCCTTCCGGCACTTCGATGAACTCAAGCTGAGCGCATTTTGCAGACAGCTTTTCCCTAACCCCTGCTTGGAATGCCTTCGTGTTGATGGCGTCGGCAACCATCCTGCACTGCTCTTCCCGCTCTAGGTGTACAGGTGGCTCTAGGTGTGGATATTGGCTTGGGATTGGGTCTGCGACTGTGATCAGCAGCGCCCACGCTGTTGATCCAACTGTTCCCATCACTGATCAGTCCTTCTTCAGTACTTCTTCGCGGTATTTCATTACGTCCTTTGTGGTTATCTGGTTCAGATATTTCCACAGCGTAGCGTTCACCAGGTCGGCTTCGGCTATGTCTTCTCTCGTCTCGACGATCATGTTTATCCGTCGCTCTTTGATCGAATCGGCGAACTCGTCCCGCACGCGGTAGGGCTTTGTCACGGTCTTCATCCTGGTGTTCCTCTGATGCTGGTTATTCTGTCACGTGTTGCTTTGTAACGCGTTACGGCGTATAAGTTCCGCCATCGCGTAACGCGTAACGCTGTAACGGACACTCAGCATGCTCGACAAGATTCATCTCTTCGTTCCATTCCGCGTCGATGCCATCGCTACCAGCACGGGCAAGCGAGGCAACGAGCTGCTGGTGATCGACCTGGAAGCCCTGGGCGTTCCGCTTCGCGCTACCAGCGTCTTGCCGGACGGGAAGGGCGGTTATCACGTCGAGGACCTAGGGCACGCGTGGGAATCTCTGTCTACCGGCTTCACGCCGTTGGCCTTCAAGGTGTTCCACCAGTCGCTAGGCAAGCGCGTGCAGCCCGGTGTCGAGCTGAAGGCCAGCCCGGCCAAGTTGCTCCAGGGGCACAACGTGTTCGGCCCGACCTCGATCCGCAAGGGCGGCGAAGTCATGCTGAAGTGGCTCGCAGGCTCCTACCCGAAGCTGTTCGCGCTCCTGGACTGGCAATCGGCCGAGGTCTACGGGATCGACTGCACCTATTCGGCCCGCTTGCCCGATGAGCGCACCGCGCTTCAGTTGGTCCAGGCGCTGCGCGGCGTCAGCAACGGCCAGACCCGCAACCGTGGCGACGACTACGAGACCACGGCCTATTGGGGCTCGAAGGAAACCCGGCTGCGCAAGCTCAAGGCCTACCTGAAGGGGCCTGAATTTCGTCGTCAGCTCGATGAAGCCATCAAGGCCGCCCGATCCTATGGCGGCTCGAACTTCGTTCCATCCCAAGCGTTTGCAGCCCACCGGCTGCTCGCGGTTCTCCAGAACCCGGCGCTCCAGGAGTGGGCCGAAAACCTGCTGCGACTCGAAGCGACCGTGATGCATCGCTGGATGGAGCGCAGAAACATCCCGACGAATCTATGGGCCTTGTGCGACTACCAGGAGCGACTGGTAGAGCAGGGCACCTGTTTTATCCAGTGGTGTTGGGAACAAGTAACGAAAGAACTGTTTGCGGCCTTTGAAGGTATCTCCATGCGAGTAATTAACGATGACAAAGTGCTGGCCGCACTTAAAGCCCGGTGGACCAAAGAAACGAAGTCCGGGAAATTGTCCGAGGCCTATGCGCTTAATTTGTTCCGCACATATCGCAGCCTTAAAGAATACGGCTGGGAAGAAACTATGGCGTCGATGAATCGGGCCAGCTTCTACAACCATGTTCGTGACATTTGCGAATGCGGCCTCTCAAAAGCCGCCTTGCAGAAGTTGAAGATGGATGACCAGAAGAACAACGTCGTTCCGATCTTGCGCTTTCTGCAGGTTGACTTCAGCGCTCAGCGTCCTGACTGGTACGTCGAGCCATCGGTAGAAGCCGCATGATGCCCGCAACTATCAACGTCCTGGCAATCACCATGTGCGGACTATTGGCAATTCACTTTCTCGGGCGCTGGGCCCGTTCATAACCGAGGTAAACAACTATGTTGGTACAAATGGGCCTGTGCAAGGGCATCACTTCCAAAGAAAAGATGAACGGCATCATCGAGCATTACTTGGTGCTGACCGCTCCAGGGCGTGACCAGTTCGGCCAAGAAACTGAACAGTCGGTCGGCCTCAAAGTTTCCAAGCGTCAACTCGATAGCGGCATCGAGAACGCTTACAAGGCATATATCGGCAAACAAGTTGCCGTCCCTGTTTACGCCAAGGCGTGGAAGTCCAAAGCAGGCACCGCTTTCGGCATGGACCTCTGGCTTTCCGATGATGGCCTGCCAGTCCCTGTACAGCGCGTGCAGGCCCGACCTGTCTCCGCTGCCAGCTAAACAACAATGCCCCACTCGCAACTCGCTTGCGAGAGGGGTAGGGGGGTTAAATGGAATTCATCGTGTGTTCTGGAACATGGGTACGCAATCAAAGTGCGAACATCGACTGCGATGGCGAACTTACGACCATGACACTCGAAGAAGTGCGCAACATACCGTTCGCACAAATGACCGGTGAACAGAAAGCACAACTGACCAGCAGCCTGATCACCTTCTTCGTTCTGATCTTCGTCCTGGTGAAGATCAGGCGTCTCGCATAAAGGAGCAATACCCATGAAATACATGACTCAAGTTCGCAAGTTTGGTAGCCGTGCCGCCCTGGGCGTTACCGCTCTGACCGTTTCGGCAATGTCCTTCGCTGCGCCGGTAACCATCGACACCGCCGAACCCATCGGCCAGATCGCCGAAGGCTCCACCGCTGCGGTGGCTATCGGCCTCGCCATGATGGCTTTCGTCATTCTGGTCGGCGTGCTGATCAAGACCCGCCGCGCCGGCTCCTAAGCCGTCCTCCCGGCGTGCCGGCTTCCCGCCGTGCACGCCTTTTTTTTGCCCGGAGTTTGTAATCATGGAGAAATCATCATGTTTTGGGCAGACCCGAACAACTGGGTTTATCTGGTCCTTATTGGCGGCTTTGCTGCTTTGGCATTCGCCCGCTAGTGCGGAGGATTATTATTGGAGATACGCCGGGCAAAACTATCCTTCTGCGGATGCCGCTTGCGCTGCACACCTTGACGTAATGAAGGAGATGAACAGCGCATATGTTGATTATAGAGTTGAGCTAACCTCCACGATAAGTGGTAAGTGCGTGCTTCTTAACAAGAATGGCGCTTCACTTGGCTCTGCCATTATTGGTAGGCATGGAGATGGTTGTACTGATGGTACTTATGATGAAGTAATAGGAGGTTGCGTTCCGCGCGAAGAAGACAAATGCCTCCCTACTTATGGCAACCCCCTTGATCATGAGCACTATCTCGGTGCGATTGTCTTAGGTGTTTTTCCTGAGTCCTCACCTCCTTCCGCCCTTTGCGAAGATTCCTGCCAATATGATGGCTGGGAACTTATAAGGCAGCCGTATCGTTATCAGTCTGGAACTCCCCCGGGTGCATTTGCGGCTTATCGTTATTTTGGCAATGGTCAGCAATGCGCTGCTGGCGACGCTGAAGCGTCAGCGCCTGGAGCTGGCGAAGCGGAAACAGAGAAGAACAACAAGTGTGACAACAAGGTTTGCTTAACCTCTGATGAGAATGGTGTCTGCCAGCAATACACATATTCATGCGAGGCAAGCGAAACACATACGGAACCACCAACAGGTTGTGATTTCGGCAAGGTCAACGGCGAACCGGTTTGTGTTCCCAACAGTCCCGGCCCCAAGTTAACCGAGAAGGACGTCAAGACCGACGTCGAAGAGAAAATAAACGAGGATGGCTCGAAGGATACGACCACAACTACAACAACAACCACGACCAACTGCAATGGCGAGGGCTCTTGTTCAACTTCGACAACAACCAACGTCAACAACAAGCACACCAACGCCGATGGCTCCGATGGTGGTGAAAGCTCGACTTGTACCGGGCCCGATTGCAAAGACCCGAGCGGCAAGTCTCCAAATGACAAAAAGCAGGAACAGGAAGAGAAGGAAGAGAACGAATCTAAAGTCTCCGGCGATGCGTCCTGTGCTGCTGTTCCAAGTTGCACCGGCGACGCCATTCAATGCGCGATTCTTCGCCAGACGCACACTCAGCGTTGCGCTGATGAGAAGTTCCAGGAGGTGGACGCCGAAGAGCTTGTGGCCGGTGTCACCGGCGACATGTCAGGCGAGGGATTCCAGCCATTTGGGGAAGGGGAGCGGGGCAACTTCGACCTGGCCGGAATGATCGACACCAGTTCCACGATAGGCGGCTCCTGCCCAGCGCTGCCCCCGATCACCTTCACCATCAGGGGTGTCACCAAGTCGGTCGAGTTCGGCACCGTCATGGCTGAAATCTGCAAATACGCCTCCTGGTTTTCATTCTTGATGGTCGCTTTCGCCATGCGGCGTGCGGCTGAAATCGTGGCGGGAGGCATGGCCTGATGCAGATCATCATCCAACTGTTTTTCCGGCTCCTGGGCGTTGCGGTTGTCCCGCTCGGCTGGAAGCTGCTCAAGGGGCTCGGCTTCATTGGCGTGACCTATACCGGCGTTCACCTGGTCATGGACCAGGCTCGTGATTACGTCTTTACGCACCTGATGTCGATGCCAGGGGAGTGGGTCCAACTGATCGGCCTCCTCAAGCTGGACGTGTGCATCAACATCCTGTTCTCGGCCTACATCGCTCGCGCTGTGCTGTGGGGCATGGACAAGGCCACCGGCAGCAAATCTGCCATTCGTTGGGGAGGGAAGCTCTAATGCTCTATTTGCGCACCGGCCTGCCAGGCTCTGGCAAGACACTCAACACCATCCGCGAGATCGAGCTCGAGCACGGTCCCGATCCGAAGAACCCCGGCAAGCCACTGCGGACGGTTTACTACTACGGCATTCCCGACCTCGACACCGACAAGCTCAAATGCAAGTGGGTCGAGTTCGACACGCCCGATACCTGGTACGACCTGCCTGATGGCTCGATCATCGTGATCGACGAAGCACAGCGGGTTTTCGGTGCTCAGGATGGCCGCAAAGCGCGTCCTGAGAAGGTTGCTCGCTTCGAGACGCACCGGCACCAGGGCTTCGATATCTACCTGATCACTCAGCACCCATCGCTGGTCATGAGCCACGTTCGCAAGCTGGTCGGTAAGCACATCAACATGTACCGCCCATATGGCGGCAAGCGCCTGCTGCGGCACGAATACGAGTTCTGCATCGACAGCCCCGAGAAGCGCAGCAACTTCAAGCTGGCTCAGGAGCGACGCATCAAGCTCGATCCCAAGTACTTCGGCGTGTACAAGTCGGCCACGGTGCATACGCACAAGTTCAAGCTGCCGAACTACGTCTGGTACATCCCGGCATGTCTGGTGGTCATTGCGGGCTGTATCGGCTGGGTCTGGTACACCTACGATGTGGGCGGCTCTGACGCCGAATCCGTTGCTGCTGAGCAGCCAGCAGCGCCTGCGGCATCGTCCGGCCTTAACCTCGCGCTGAACCCGCTGGAGACGGTTTCCAACTCGTTCAGCCTGGGCCAGCCGTTGACCGATCAGCAGTACATGGACAGCTTTGTTCCGCGCCTGGATGACGTGCCCATGTCGGCGCCGCGATACGACAGGCTGACCGAGCCGAAGTCGTTCCCACGGCTTGTTTGCGCCTCCAGCGATGACCCTCGCGTGATCGATCGAGCGCGGACAAAGGGCTCGCCGGTGGGCTCCAGGAATGGCCGGGAATACACCTGCCAGTGCTACAGCCAGCAGATCACCCGAATTGAGACCACGGCGGAGTTCTGCCTTCAGGTGGTGGAGCATGGCTTCTTCGACGACACGCGGCCCGAGCTCAACCAGGTGGCCGGAGCAGGTTCCATGTTCAGCTCCAGCAGCACGGCTGCTGCAACTGGGCGAGTGCCCGCAGCCCAGATGCCGCAGCCGGCTCAATACGTGCCCAAGCCCATTGTGACGGCTGGTGGTGGAAAGCCTGGCCACCTGTGGTGACACGATCAAGCAAGGCGCTTCGCATAATTGGGCTGCAGGTTATGTTGAGCCGCCGCCGTGGGACTATCACCGGCCACGGCGAAGCGGTTTAACATCAACCTGCGATTATGCGAGGCGCTGTTTGGTACCGTCTTCGCCTCCATCTCGCTCCCGGCCAGGATCTGCAGCATCAATAAACGGTACCGTTTATGACGACCAGGACGCGGATCTGTAGCAAAAAACGGTACTGAATACTTCAATAGGCACATCATGGTTTGGTACCATTTCCCTCCCCGAGGAACGCACCTGGTCAAGGGAAACGGTACCAAAACTATGTTGATCAAATTCGAAGTAGAAGACAGCCTCGCCGACCACATGAAGATGCAGTACGGGAAAAAGCGAGCAGCACAGGCATTTTCTGAAGCAGCAGAGGATGCTCTAAAGCTTTACGAAGAGGTCAAGCTCCTCAAGCGGCAGTTGCAGGAGCGCGAGACTGAAATCAAGGTGCTTCGCCAGACGCTCGACGGTGCTCGCTCCGCGGCCGTTCACTTGCTTGAAGCGTGCGGGCAGGGCGATATGTTCAACGATTCGGTACCTTTGCCACCTCCAACTCCCTCCCGGCCAGCAACTCCGATCGACAAATACGGTACCGTTAAGGCTGAAGGGCCTCGCCCCAATGAGTCTATTGATGATTACCTTTATCGTCTCAAGACTGCCCGCATGGCGGCCGGCCTTTAACCTCGACCTCGCCGCTCGCGGCGATTAGTCGCCTGCACATCCTGGACTGATCGCCTCTTGTTTCCCGCGACGGAACCCGCGTAGCGGCCATTCTCCCCTCAACGAAAAAGCCCCCGACGGCCTGCATGGCCATCTAGGGGCTCTTTCGCGTCCTCGTCCTGCTGTTCCCCTCGCAACTTCAACCGCGTGCTGATCAACCAAACTGGCTACCTCTGCAGCCTCTGGCATCGCCTTGCACTCTCCCAGGACCGCTAGCACCTCAGCCGGTCAGGTCATGGTAATTCGGTAGCGTTAAGCGCCGCTTTTCGCCTGTCTTCGATGCATAAGGGCTTTACGTTTCCGAGATCACTACGGTCCATGAAAAGGTCGAGAGCAATATCCACCGACCGCATTGAGCACTCTTCTATCGACTGAAACCCCTCAATGCTCATCGTTTCTAGTCGCTCTCCGCTTTTGCTGTATAGCGTCAACAGCAGAATCCATTCGGCCACTCTCGACTCCTGGTTTTTGCGCTCGCCGTGGTGGGGGTGCTGTAACACCCCCACTTTACCCCGGAACTCCGGGGTGACTCAGTGCTAAACCTTCCGAAGAAGCTCTCTGTTTTGGTGCTGCATGATCAGTGCCCTGATCACTTCTTTGCAGATTTGCCGCTCTTGACCTTCGAGCTGCCTCATCTGCTCGAACATGATCTTCAGGTCACCATCCTCCCCAAGCTCATCTTCATCGAACAGCAATTCGTCTGCAGTGCACCCAAGGGCGATCACTAGCGCCTTGATCTTCGACACGCCGGTGTCTCCTTCGCCGCTCTCGATTCTCTGAACCATTTTCAGGTTCAGCCGGGCGAGTACTGCCAGTTCGCCCTGTGACAGGCCGGCCGCTTCGCGTAGGCGTTTAAGGTTCTCACCGAGGGTCATGGATGACTCGTGCTTAGGACTTTCATGGATCAATTTCATCATGTTTTGCCTCGGTTCTGTCCCATCAGATAGCCATCATCGGACGAATATGTCTTGACTAGGACAAATACGTCGTTAGGATAGGTCGCATTCGTCCTTTGGATCGTCCGCAAATGTCTTCTTCGACCATTCCGAACAGCTTCATGTTCTACGACTGGATAAAGGCCTTTCAGGACTTCCCCTTCGATCTTCCGAAGGTTGCTGACATCGTGGTCCGCCGCTTCGACTCCGAGACCGAGGAGCTGCTCAGCGAATCCGCTCCGGCGTTTCTGGCCGAAGGCAGCTACAGCACCACATTCCGCATTCACGTCTGCGGCCGGCGTATCACGGTTGATGGCAACCCATCGCGCGTGAATCGCCTGGACAACGTGTTCGGCCTACAGACGCTCGATGAGTGCTTCCGGGTGATCAACTCGATCCTGGCTGAGTACGGACTCCCAGCGATGACCCGCTGCACGCGGATCGATCGCCTGCAGGACGGTTCGGTTCTGGCTGACGGCGCAGTCCTCCAGCGCCTGGACTGCACCTCGAATTTCTACGTGGGGCAGGGGAACGAGCGGGCATATCTGCGCGGCATTTCCAGCCAGCGTTTTCGCCACTCCATCGGCTACCTGTATCCGGACGGCAATACATGCGTCTGGACCCCGAAAGGGGGTGAGAAGGCCGGTCGCCTGGTTTACCCAGGCAATTACAACAAGGCAGCCGAACTGGACGCGCACTTGCTCCCCAAGGTGAAGCGCAGTTACGGCGAAGACTCCGATGAATATCGCTATGTAAAGCAACTCCGCGATTGGTGTGCATCGGTTGGCATGCTTCGCTCCGAGATCAAGTTGCGCTCGGAGTTCTTGAAGCGCGAATGCCTTTCATATTGGGGACTGTTCGAAGAAGAGAAGTTGAGAGAAGTGCACGGCGAGTTTTTAAGGGTGGGCGAGAAGATGACTCTAGATGCGTATGACGTTCAGTCGATAAGCGAAAAGTTGATTGCTGAGAAAATCTGCAAGTCAATGCAAGCTGCAACCCGCACAGCCACTTATGCATATGAGTGGATGAACGGGAAGCGGTTTGACTTCAATAAGTCCGCCGTTCAGGACCATCGAGCCCGCCTTCGCCAGATCGGCATTGATATCAAGTTGCCGTATGACACAACCAAGTGCGGCGTTGTGTTCATCACCAATTGCCGCGAAGTCAACGTCACTCACGACGTGGCCATTCCCAGCTTCTACCGCCCGGCTGTGGTGCCGTCGCACCTGAGGCTGGTCGCATGATGGCCGCTACTCTCTCGCTGTTCGCGACGCTCGCCGGTGGCGTTATCGCGCTCTATCTGGTCCGCCTGGAGTTCCGCCCATGATCCAGATCGTCGACAGCAAGCCGGGGGAGGGCATGACTCTCCGCACCGTCAGCTTCCAGGGCAAAGGCCTTAGTGCAACTCAGCGCGCCCGCCTTGTATTCGAGCAACAAACTCGCGCCCGCTTCTTGAATGAACACCTGACAACTCAGGTTAACGAAACACTCGCCGCTGTTGAAGAGCGGAAAGAGGAGGGCGCCAAGCCCGTTCGCCAATGGTTCCTCGAATACGAGGCCAAAGGCACACCATGTGTCGCCGAATTGTTCGGCTTTTGAAACCGAGGAAAGAGATATGACGTTCGCTATCAAGATCAAAGTTAACTCCACTGAAGTGGAAAAGAAGACCGGCGTTAATGGTCGCGGCCCCTGGGAAATCATCGAACAGGAAGCCTTTATGTTCAAAACCGGCGACGAGTTCCCGGAAAAGATCGTTCTCACGCTGGACAAGGGCGCACAGCCATATCAACCGGGCATGTATGAACTCGACGAGAAGTCCGTTTATGTCGGCCAGTTCAAACAACCGCAACTTCGCATGCGCCTCAAGCCGCTCGTTTCTTCGGCAACTCAGCAACCGCCGAAAGTTGCAGGCGCTAACTAACAATGTTTTATCTAGCGTGCTCTGAGCGTTGGACAACTTCCCCCGAGGGGAATTTGCGCTGCCCGGGCACGCTAGTTGAATCGGGCAATCCTGCCCTAACTCCCGAGGATTATTCGTATTTGAAGGATGAGACAGTAATTCTTCTGGCGATTGTCTTCGGGTTTCTCGCCTTGAAAAAGGCAATTCTGTAAGGGAGTTGTAACTATGAAAATGATGAACACTGTTCGCAAGTACGGTCGCAAGGTTGCTGCTGGTTCCGCCATCGCCCTGGGCGCTGTCGGCACTGCGATGGCCGAAGTTCCGGCCGATGCCACTACTGCGCTGAATGATGCCAAGGCTGATGGCGTGACTATCGGCGGTATCGTTCTCGGCGTGATCATCGCCATCGCTGCGTTCAAGTACATTCGCCGCGCGCTGTAACTCGCCACGCACGTTAAGTGCCGAAGCAAACTAACCCCGCTCCGGCGGGGTTTTCTTTTTCTGGTGGTTCATATGTCTGCCGAACTATATGTGTTTCTTCTTACGGTTCTGACTGCTGCGCTTTTGTTCTTTGGGCGGGTATAGAGTATGAAATGGATTGTTCGCATTGCTTTATTGTTTGCTTGTTGTTATGGGCAACTTGCGTCGGCTGAGGACTACAATTGGCGATATGCTGGGCAGAGTTATCCTTCTGCTGATGCTGCGTGTCAGGCGCACCTTGACGTAATGAAGGCGATGAACAGCGCATATGTTGATTTTAGAGTTGAGCTAACCAATCCTTCTAGTGGTAAGTGTGTGCTTCTTAGCAAGAATGGCACGTCACTTGGCTCTGCCATTATTGGTAGGCAAGGCGATGGCTGTACTGATGGCACTTACGACAACACTATAAATGGCTGCGTCCCGAATCCTGAGCCGAATCTTTGTGAGTCGACTGTTGGCTCCATCATCAATCACGAGCATAAGTTGAAAGATTCCGTTCATGGCTCTGATCGTGTCGAGCCGCCCGGATCGGTCTGCGCTAATTCCTGCACTTATACCTTTCAATACATCGTTAACAATATTTACGTTTACTCCAGCGGCACGCCTTCTGGTGTCTTCGGCTCCTATCAATATCGGGGTAACGGTTTTGAGTGTTCCGGCGATGATTACAACGCTCCCGGCAACCCTGGTGGCACTACTGACCCTGACGAAACGCCGCCGCCTGACCCTGACAACAATTGCCCATCCGGCTACGTCTGGAACGGCACGTTTTGCTCCAAAGAGCCGCCAAAGCCATGTGACCCCGAGGTTGAGGTCGGCGGCTGTGGTGAGACTCCTACCGATCCTGAGCCCGGTGATGGCGGCGATGACGGGGAGGGCGGAGAGGATGGTGATGACGGCGATGGCGACGGTGGTTCGGGCGGTGATGGCTCCGGTGGCGACGGCTCTGGCGGTGATGGCTCCGGTGGTGATGGCTCCGGTGGTGATGGTTCTGGCGGTGACGGCTCCGGCGATGGTGACGGCAAAGATGATGAGGAAAAGCCCGATTCAAGCGTAGGCGGGGAGTCCTGCGATTCGACTCTTAGTTGCGAGGGGGACGCCGTCCAGTGCGCCATTCTTCGCAAGCAGAAAGAGCAACTTTGCGCCTGGGATTATTCGAAGTCGAAGGCGGATATTGAGCAAGCCGTCCAGGGCCCTGCATATCAACTAGCGGAGTCCACCGTAAATCTGGCTAGCTCATTCAATGACGGCGCTAATGCGTCACGGTGGCTTAGTTCGGGTTGCCCTTCACCCAAGACGTTCTCCGTTCGCGGAGTTTCTTATTCGATCACTTGGCAACCGGTCTGTGATTACGCTTCTGCGTTATCGAACCTTATTGTCGCCCTTGCAGGCATCTTCTTCGCTGTTTATGTAGGCCGAGGCCTCGGAGGTAGCTAATGCACTTTGCAGCCATATTTTCGTTTCTCTCCACTGCTGTCGGGCCGCTTGTAAAGCAGGTCCTTAAAGCTCTCGGCATTGGAATGGTTAGTTATGTCGGCCTTCAGATCATGGTTGATCAAGTGAGGGGATATGTAACCTCCAACTTCGCCGGCCTGCCTTCTGACGTTGTCGCCGTCTTGGGCCTCGCGAAAGTCGATATAGCAGTCAATATCGTTCTGGCTGCCGTAATAACTCGCGCTATTGTTGCTGGCATGGATAAGGCCAGCGGCTCTATAACCAAGCTTGGTTCGGTTAAGGGGTGA